GCGGACGGTCTGTTGGAGGATGGTAATAGATTCAAGCCCGGAGTGATGAGGATGCTTGACCGAGTGCCCAAGTGGTTGCTCGACGTTAAGGTTCCTGTTGCCGAGGATAAATTAGAGCTCGACATTGACGGCATCACGTACGTGGGCAAGCCAGACCTATGGACGGTGACCGACTACGGCGTAGTAATATACGAGTTCAAGACCTGTAGCGAGAAGGGTGCAGGTGTCAAGAAGAAACTGCTCAACTACGAGGAGTGGGGCATACAGCCTGTTAGATATGCGTGGCTACTACAGCAGACGTATGACTGGCTGGAGGGACAACCATTCTACCGCCAGCATATATTGTGGAGTACTCAAGATGACCCGATAGAGGGAAATGAGATTTTAATTTCACAAAATGCTATTGACAACGCCGGGCGAGATATGATAAGATTAGCGAACAGTGTCCGTGAGACTGAAGCNCCAACTCACCACTTCACACCGCTATGTAACTGGTGTGACTACCAGCAACTCTGTCGAGGATGGTTAACTGGTGCTGACGTTGATGGAATAATAGAAGAGAAGTACTATGAGGAGGAATATATTGCACATTAGTACGTTGTTATATGGTGGGCCCGGAGTAGGTAAGACATCCTTGGGGGTGTCCTCATTCTGGAACTACATGAAGGGAGAGCCTGTGCCCGGCAAGAACGGCAGGCTACTATTGATTGGTAGAGAGGAGAACGATGCTCTAGGTATACCCGAAGAGAATATTGTACGCTTTCCACTACCACAGAATGACCCGATTAAGTTTGCAAAGGACTTTGAGGCTTACCTCAAGGCTCTGAACAGCCCAAAGGGACAAGAGGCAGGGGTAACTGACATAGTTATAGACGGCTTTACCGAACTGTGCTATGACTTTACCTATGCGTATCGAGAGTCCAACGACCCTCGTGACCAGTTTGAGGTGTACAGGGAGTGGCAGAGAGCATTCATTAATTTTATGCAACTGATACATCCCAAGTCTCTCAACGCCAATGTAATTGGTACGGCACGAGTAGCTGAACTTAGAAGAGGAAATACTACAGGAAGAGGTAGCACCGTGAAGGGTGACCCCGAATGGATGGACGAGTTTAAATACTATCCGTCAATGGAAGGGTGGGCTCGCCACAACATGGGACATTACTTCAACATGGTAGTGTATCTGGAGCAAGATGTGAAGACAAGGATGGTAGGCGGTAAGGCAATTAAAACCCCTACCCATGTATCTCACTGGCTCGGAGGGGGAGACTACTGGACTAAAAATATATTTTCCCACCTATGGCTTGACCAACCGCCGACGATGGACAATGCTATGTGGACAGATGTAGAGGAGGTTATTAATACTATAGTCGGAAATAAATATATCGAAGTAGAATAAGAGGAGAAGATTATGCCGTTTAATTCTGAAAACATGATAGAATATCAGGCAAGAGAGGAAGAGGCTCAAAAGGCCACACGGATACCGGAAGACACATACATACTAGAGGTTACTGATGGAGAAGTATTCGATAGTAATGGACTGCCAAGGCTTAGGCTTGGGCACAAAACAATAGCCGCTAAAAGAAACGGCTCGGTTGGACGGTTCCACACAGAGTTCTTAGGTTGGTTTGCTAGCGAGACATCAGAGTCTCCTAAGCCTGTCGAGGAACGCACAAGGACTATCCGAAACATGACAAAGAATAGGTTACATTCCTATCTCAAGTCTCTAGAAGGTAGCCCGACCAGTGACCAAGAAGTAGGCGAAAGTCTTAACGAGGCAATCACTGCCTTGGAAAGTACTGACGACCCCACTGACGTTACTGAAATTATGGAGGCCATCGGCTCAATGCTGGTCGGTCAACTAATCACAGGGACAATAAAGTATTCCAAGACTGGAGACTTTGTTAACCTGTACGCAGGTGCTTTTGACGATGCCATTGGTGCGGCTGACGCCGTCGCTGTTTGATTGTCGTCTTAAAGCTGAAGGGAGATGGGGAACTTATCAAGCTGGAGGATGTTGAACTTCTAGACCCGATAGGTCTCCCCGGATTTCTCAGCATAGTACAGCACAATGCGGAAGACAATGACAGGCACACCAGTTTTGTTTGGCCTTCTGCATCCATTGACAACATGATAATAGAAACTGTTGAAGGAGAAAAATTTGAGCACACTGATACCCCTCGTTGGTTTAAGCAACTGTAAAGAGTGCCCACTATACGAGAGTGCTAATTTAGTTGAGGGTGTCGGGCCGAAGCCTGCGCATATAATGCTGATAGGCGAAGCTCCCGGCGCTCTAGAAGATGAACTCGGCGAGCCCTTTGTAGGGGCAAGCGGTGCTAAGTTAGAGATATTACTAGAACAAGCACAGCTATGTCGAGAAGACATATACATAACTAATTTAATAAAACACCGTCCCCCTCGCAACCGTAATCCGTATAAGCGTGAGATAAACGCTTGTGCGCATTGGTTGGAGGACGAATTGAATCAAGTCAGGCCAATGATTGTGGTGACGCTTGGCTCGGTAGCTGGAAAATACTTCAAGCCAGACCTGTCCCTTACTCGTGAGCATGGTGTGCCGCAAGAGAGTGAGGGGTTTCTACTGGTTCCGATGTACCACCCTGCCGCCGCCTTGCACAACCCAAACTTATGGCCTGTACAACTGGAGGATTGGGCCGCACTGAGGACGAAACTCCACAATAAACAAGTTACTCCACGCACTAGTTATTCTCTATATGGCAACATCTCTCATGCCGGGCCTTTAGGCTTCGACCTTGAGACTACGAGTCCCACTAGAGGGGGGCGGTTTGCTGTACAAGAGGCAGAAATCGTGGGGTATAGTTGGTCGGACATACCGGGCAGTGGCTCGTACATACCAGAGAAGCCATACAAGATGAAGGCTATACTGGAAGACCCCAACCAAGAAGTGATATGTCATAATTCTAAATTTGAATATACTCATCTGAAGAACAACGACATCACCCTTGCCAATTTCCAAGACACAAAGATTGCGGCATACCTTCTCGGCTTGCCGTCAACACATCTTAAAGACCTTGCCGTGCAAGAACTGGGCATTAAGCCTATCACCTATTCCGAGGTGACTGGCGGTAAGGATATGAGTGAGTTGACAGCGGAAGAGATATTACCGTATGCGGCGGCAGATGCAGATAACACACTTCAGTTGTGGGATGCGTTAGTCACAAGACTAAGGGAGTACGTACTGGAGGATGTGTATAATAATATAGAGATGCCGCTCGTACCTGTGTTGTCGGACATGGAGAGAAGGGGAGTGCTAGTCAGCCCGGAGGCAGTGGACAAGGCTATAGAATATTTCAAAGAAAAGCAAGACGACGCTGAGTGTAGGGCACACTCCGAGATACCTGCCGAGGTAAATATCGGGAGTGGTGACCAGCTTGCTCGCTGGCTTGAGGAGAATCATGCACCCATTACCAAACGCACTGATGGTAAGGGGTTGCTATGCACTGACGAGAACACACTCAGGAGTCTGGAAGGCTGGCACAAAGACACGATAGACGCCATACTGGACTTCAAGATGTTCCGAAAACTGGGTGCGTTTCCTAGGAAATTTAAAGAGTTAAGTGGGTGGGACGGTGCGCTACACCCAAATTTTAACCAAGGGGGTTACTATGAAGAATCTTCTGATACGTCTGGGTCTGCTCCAGCCACAGGCCGCTTATCCTGTTCGACGCCGAACCTGCAACAAATACCGCACCACGGCAGAGGAAAGGGGGCGGAATATGAGGAGTATGGGAGAATGGTGCGAGGGTGTCTGGTGGCTAGACCGGGATATGTTCTAGTAGCCGCCGACGTTGGGCAACAGGAGCCACGGATTGCAAGTCTGGTAGCGCCTGAGCCCACGTTGATGGCTGACTTTGACAGAGGTCTGACACCCTACGCACTGATAGGCGAAGACATATACGGCAGGGAGATTATTAAAGGTGTGGATGAACAGGAGTGGCACACCGCCAAGACATTCTTCCTTGCCCTAGTGTATGGTGCAGGTGCTGGTAAGTTAAAAGAAATTGACCCTCGCCTGTCAATGGAGCAGAGCCTGAGTGGATACCAGAAAATCTCCACTCGCTACGAAGGTCTCACACATTTTAAAAATAACGTGTACTTTGAGATAAAAGAGAAAGGCTATGCTCGTGATTACTTTGGTAGGATACGGTGGTTCCCGGGCATATACTCAGCCGCTCAACACCAGCGAGAGGCCGCAGTACGAGAGGCCATCAACTTCCACATCCAAGGGCCAGCCGCAAGCTGTATAAAGATTGGCATGCGCAAGCTCTGGGATGACATACATGAGTTAGGTTTAGATGCACACCTACTATTACAAGTGCACGACGAAGTTATATTAGAAGTTAGGGAAGACCAGCTAGACACCGTAATACAATTGACACAGACAATGTTAGACGATGTTATGCCAATCTCATTCCCTATTGANCCGGAGGTTGGTAAAGTATGGTCAGCGATGACGCCTTACAAATTTTAAGAGATGCCATTGCCAAACACCGAGCAGTATTCCGGGAGTACTGGGATGGTGGATTGTGGGCTAAGGCAGACGAACATTGGAAACATTTATTAATATTGAGGAGAGAGAATGACAATATCACAAGAAGAAAAAATAACAGTTGACGGACAAACATGGGGCACAGTTAATGGTGACACCCTACGAAAGTATGTTAAGAAGAGCAGGCACTTGTTTAGGAAATGGGATGCTTGGGGAATGGATGCCAGTGTATGGGATAGTTTAGCCGTACGAGGTGTGCGTAACCTAGAGGTACTGGACAAACAGGAGAATATACTGTATACTATAGACTTAGAAGAGATAGATACTTGGGCTGACTTTGAGGCCGATTGGGGCTACGGAGTACAGTACTTTATTCCGAGGAAGTATTTTACTAAGACTGCCTATGAAAATTCTAAAGGATAATCACTGCCCTAACTGCGGTGTATATCTAGCAAAGGTACGAGGAGGTATAGCCGGGACGCCGTGTGGAATGTTTCACCAGCATCCCGGTGTTGCCCAGCTAGTTATATCTGTAGTGAATGGGGAGAACGATAATTTCAAGACGACTCTCGCCGAGGGTCAAGTAATAACTGAAACAGAAGGCGATGAACTGTACGAGAATGTTGACGAGGCTGTAATAGCTATGCTAGACACCATGCACGACGTACAATTCCCAAGTGAGGGATAGTGATAGAAGTATATACATCTAGTGGTTGAGGGCCGTGTCATATGGTGAAAGCGTGGCTTTCAAAAGAAGAACTAGAATTTGTTGAGTATAATATATCTACAGATAGTGAGCGTCTTGAGGCGCTCACTAGTATGGGCTATAGAAGTACTCCGGTGACATTCTTTGATGACATTACTGTAGTGGGGTATAACCCTGCTAAGTTAGAAGAGGCTATTACCTAGCTTTCTTTTTCTTCATTCTCTGTGCGGCTTTCTTAGCCGCCGCTTTTCCTTTTGGGGTATATGGGTAGTGTTTCTTCCCAACTTTAGGCACTGGTATCTGTCTCCTGTAATACTATTCTGTGTACTTCAAACTCGTCCCCAACGGACACTCTCTCCCTGTCAACAATCTGTACTGAGGTACTACTCTCTTCATC